ACTAAGTTAGACCCACGTGACGTAGATTATCCATTCAGCACTAACAGAGAAGGGCTTAAAGCACAGTATCAGGGTATTCTTTCAGCTATATCAGATAAGGTTAGTCAGTCACCAATTGCTATTTCAGACCACTCTAATTACAAGGAAACCTTCTATGATAACAAGACCAGCAATGCTGAGCGTAATAGAGTAATTGCTTCTCAGTTGATTTCTAAGGACTTGATGAAGGCTGCTAATACCGTATCCAAGGCAGTAGCTGGTATGATACCACAAGGAGGTTACACTGTTCCTTCTGTAGCTGAGAAAATTCAGCAGTTAAATGAAGTAGTAGAGAAGGTAGCACATGAATGTGGTAGGACTAAAGACGAAGTGGTCAATGGTTTGAGCACTGAGAATCTTCAGTCTTTGAACAATCCGTTGGATTATTCTTGGATTGTATGGCAGGATAAGGATACTCAGGTTAAGAGGATAAACAGTAACACTCAGGTCAGTTTTATATTGGCTTGGGACAGCATCCTGAGATTGATGGCTAGTCATTCTCCTGAGTTGACTGGAAAGACTTTCTACCCTGGTATTATCGTTAGAAAAGACTACATGGGGTTGTGCTTAGAAAAGAACTTAGTTTCTTGTGGAACTAGACATTACATTATGATGAATCCCTACCTGATTCCTAATGATGATGACTTGTCTATAGCCTTATATTTAATGAACTTGGCATCACATGAACTTGCTCATTTAGCTTGTGGAACGTATGAGGCTCACGGTGAGACATTCTCCTATACTAGAGAATCCATCATGAACCACAATTTGGTTAACGTGAATGCTGTAATGAAGATGCTGCGTAGCATGGGATTTAAGAAACTTCTCAATAAAGTAGAGCAGAAGAAGCAGTCTGAGGACTATTCTTATTTCACCTTGGATGACTTGATTGATATGGCTGATAGCAAGGGGGTAGACGTAAATTCATTACAGAGCAAGTATAGCAATCAGCAGATTTTCCGTATGAGGCTGATAATGGCTATCAAAAAGACAGTTTAATAAGGATTTGGCGGCAGAGTGTACTGCCGCCTTTATTTATATTATTTACTATATGTGTTTGAAAGGTGTGGAGAAGATGCCTAAAATTATAATTGAGTCCTCTGATAAGAGAGATACACAAGTAGATATAGAGGAAAAGTTGGAAAAGGCAGTGTCTGCCATTAGAGAACAGCGTGAAGGAAAACAATTTACAGACAATTTTCTCAAGGAAACCAAGGAGAAAGCTGATGTAGTAGTCAATAAGTTGTTTTCTAATATGGTTAAGGAAATCAATGAAGTATTAGTGAAATGAGGGAAAACCATGGGAATCAACTTTGTAGATAAAGGCTCAGACTTGGCTTTAGTCAATGTTCTCCATGAAGACTACTTGAAAAAGTCATTTCATCGTGAAGGATTGACTCCAGTTAGAGTGTCTGTCAACGGAAAACATGGTAATTACACCACTACTGTGTATAAGAACTTAAATGAACGTAGTAGGCAAGTCAGTAAAAATAAGCCTAGAGTTGAGCCTAAGAAGGATAAGAGCACCGCTAGTAAACTGCAGAACAAAGATTTTATGTATATGAATACAGCTACTGGTGACGTATTATCCTTGGATGAGGTAAAACGTGAGTACAATCAACTTCCTGAAAAGGAAAAGAAAGCACATAAGAACCTTGATAGTTATCTGAAATCCACTTATTTTATTTCAGACGGAACTAACAAGACTTGTGATATGTATAGGATTGCTCCTGGTAAATACACTAAAGAGAGAACGCAGGCAGTCCATGAGCCTATAGTACAGGATTATTTGTCTAAGGCACAGAATGCCCCAGAAGATACTCCACCAATACTTTTCTTGTATGGTGGTGGAAGCGGTGTAGGCAAGTCCACAATAGTCAACTCTATAGTGAAGCCTATGTCTGATGAGTTGGGGGTGAACTTCCTCAAAGTAGATTGTGATGACATTAAGGAATTGCTTCCAGAGCATGAAATGTTCATGGCTCAGAATGAGCGTACTGCTGCTGGTAGAGTACACAGAGAATCTTCAGATATTACCAATAAGGTGATAGGTGAGCTCACTAAGGCTAAAAAGTGCTTTGCGTATGATGGGTGTATGGGAGATTCTTCTAAGTATCAAAAAATCATTGATAACGCTAGAGAGAATGGGTATTATATACATGTTATAGCAGCAGATATTCCAGTGGATATGGCTATTGCTCGTGCTAAATCAAGGGACAGAAAGATTGATGATGCTATATTCCATAGGACTCATGCTGCTTTTGGAGATAATTTTTTGGATATAGCAGGGATGGCTGATTCGTTTGCACTGTACGACAATTCTCAGGATAGCAATTTGCCACCTACTTTAATTGTAGATGATAACGGAATTCACAACGAAGCACTCTATGAGCGTTTTCTTATGAAAACAGATGGGGAGGCATAAATATGAGTACTAAGACCTTTAATAAAGAAAACATTGTAGCCTTGCGTAAGAAATACGAGAAAAATCCTGTTCAGCAAGATTTTGCTAACGACAAGTCAGTGTTTGAGTTTCCAGATGATATAACTGATAAGGAACTAGATAAACACATTGAGCGAATGAAATCACAACAATAACTGGGGGAGATAAATCATGATAAGGACTACAGATGTTGCTTCCTATCTTGTAGACAAGGCTAAGTTAGACCTAATGGGTGATGATTCTAATTTGGAAAAAGCGCAGAGAGATTATTCTAAGCTGGTAAAGGTACGCAGACCAGTAACACGTAATGGTAAAACCTTTATGCAGGATATATGGGTATTGCCAGGTCAGGTTAAGTCATCAGATGTTGTTCTTCAGAATCATCACAATGTTATTCCTTCTCTTAGCAGTCTCACTAAGCCATTGGCTGGTATTCTGGATATGAAGTATTTTGCTGCCTTGGAGAACACCGATAGAACTAAGGCAATGGATTACTTGAAAGACCTTGGATTTACTTGGAAGGTAAATAGCAATCCCAGTATAAACTGGATGTGGGCTAAGAGTGCTCTTAATAAATTCCTGAATGCCAATCCTTCTTTTAAGACCAACGCAGGTTCAATTTCTGGGTTGGTAGGAGGTCAGACTCAGGTTACTTCTCAGGCAACCAACGTAACAACGCAAATTGCGCAGAATAAGACATCCTCTACGGTGAATACGGCAACCATGATGTCCTCTTTTACGCCTCAGCAGCAGGCAGAGATTAATGCTTGTGCTAATGGTAAGGAAAAATTCTCTAAGATTCGTGAAATTCTTGGTAAAGATGGAGTAGTATCTTGGGCGAAGGCTAATGGTATTACTTGGAATGAGCATGCTCATGATGCTATTAACCTTATGAGACTTGGTATGGCTGTTAGGGAACACTTTGATGCTGTATATGGTACAGTGTCTCCTGGTCCAGTGGCTAAGACTCCTACTAAGAAACAGCTTACACCTGCTGCTCCTAAAGTAGACCCAGATGAACTGCCTGTACCTGCTAATGCTACAGAGCGTACTAAGAACTTGATTAAGCACATAAACAACATGACCAGTGTAGCTGAGATTACTGATTGTACTAAGATGGGTATGGTTCCAGAAGATGATGTAGCTAAGTCATTTATTCTTGAGAAATTCCTGCCTTCATTTAAGTTATGGGTAGGTGGTGGTGCTCCTAAATCTGTTAAGGATAAATGGGCAAAAGATATTGGTTCTAGTTCTTCTATAAAGACTTATGCTAAGACTCCATGGGACTGGAGTGAAAGAGCCATAGACACCATGAAATTGGTCGGATATAAAAAGGCAGATGCTGAAAGCTGTATGAGCAGTGCTTTTAAAGATTTTTCAATGGGTAAAATGATTTCCCCAAGGCAATATATGAGTTTTAGTGGTCACTCTATTAGTGCTTTTGTTGGTACGTATAGTGAAAGACCATTTAGCATCATTGAAAACTTGAATGATGCTTATTCAGATTATGTTACCGATGACTACTTGATTCCTAATGGTGGAAGCACTATGAATAATGCTTATCCTACTAATTTGGGATATACAGGTAGAGACCCATCAGAGTACTTGAAGAGATACGACACAGAGAAGGAAGGATTCGTAAGATACTTGAGAAAAGTACAGAAATCTGACCCTTCATTGAGTGCTACAGCTCAGGAAATGATAGACACCTATGATGAGACCATGAAGCTGGTGGGATGTAATCCTAATATGCTTCAGTATGTACGTAAGCATGATTGGGAAGATAACCCACAGGTAACATACACTTCTTCTAGGTTTAATAGAAGGGGTATTGATGATTTGCACCCAGAAGATATGAAGAAAGCAGTAGAAATCATAGATTTGCAGTATAATACTGTGATTTCTGAGTTGCAAAAGGCAGGTTATTCCCAGAAGATTATTCGGGATACTCTGAATAATAGATGGGGTACAAGTGACTTGAATGCTATAGATGTAGTAGATGGATATAGCTCTAATAGAATTGCTACTATAGATGTTACTGCTTCTCTGCCAGATGAAGCTAAGCAGTGGGACTGGGACGCATCAAAATATGCTTATTATCGTTTCTGTAAGGAAAATGGACTTGAAAATGATAGTAAGTACGGAGAAGAGGCATATAACTGGGTAGAACAAGCAAAGCAAATTGCCAATCTTGATAAAGCTACCTATGATAGAGTGCAAAATAACTTGAAAAAGATATATGGTTTCCAAGACAACAATGGAATTATACAGCCTATAGACAATAAGGACTATGACTCCATTTGGGCTAATGTTATCTTAGCTAGTGATACTTTTAGCATGCACCACAGGATGGCTATAAATGCTAGAAGCAACTCTAAGAGTCCTTTGAATAAAGGTGGGAATGAGTACCAGGGTAACTATGATTATTATAGTGGTAAAGCCATGAAGGACGATGACAAAAAGCGTTTGAAACAGTATGGTAACACTGTTTATAGTACAGTAAATGAATATACTGTCAAGGAACTTTCAGATAAAATTCAGAGTCAGCTTGATGATGCTCCTGTTGTAACGTCCAAGTATATTGAAAACTTGCGCAACTACTATACTACTCAGGCACAGAGTCAACATCCATCTATTGATGACTCTATTGTAGCAAAGCAGGCAGACCAAGATACTATGTGGAAGGCTGACTACGATAAGGAGAGTAATGAAACTCCATCTAAGGATATAGCTCAAATGATTTATCTTCAGGTAGCAAAGCATATTCCTAAGATGGCTGAGTTTGCTAATTTGGAACAGAAACTTAACAAGAACTTTGATTATGTTCCGTTTGATTTCTCTGTCAATGTACAACCAAGGTTTAACAAGCCTAAGAAAACTGCTGCTAGCACTACAACCAAGTCTGACCTTAGAAAAGCCAGAGAGGAACTGTTGAGTAAAGCTAAGTGCAGTATAGGTACAGAGGATGATGCTACATCTTTGGATATGAGAAAGGACTTCCTGAAGCGTTGGGACTATAAGGCAGGAGAGAAGACACCTGGTGGAACAGTGATGAGTGGTAGAGTACACTCTGGTCCAAATGCTCCTCATGGTGACCAGAGGGCTTTGTTCAACTCCAGATTCTTCGCTGTTAGGAATAGTGTATTTGAGGATAGGTTCAATAAAGAGCAGGAAAGATTGAAAGGTGCTTCTACTGACTCTAAGACCTATACTCCACTGGAAGTGTTCCATGGCACTTCATATGGGTGTGCTCCTAACATCATAGGACGTGAGGGAGAATTCTTTATGGGAGGTAACTACACTAAGGCTGGTAAGATGCTTGGAAATGGAGTCTATGTAGCTAATAAGGGTGGCAAGTCTTCAGTTTATATTGGTAATTCTTCATATGCTAATCGTCAGAGTTATACACGTTCTGGTGACGCAGACGGCATTATGATGTGCCTTACAGTCATGAGAGGTGAGAACTACAAGTCACGTAGTGCTGGATTCTATGGTAACAGCTCAGACTCATCAATCACTTCTCTGGAGCAAGATGCTGGTTCATTGAATGACTGGGAAATGGCTGTAAAGCGTAATGAGCTGGTGTTCCCACATCACTTTGTAGATATTTCCAGTAGAGTTATCGGTAAGAACGTAACACGTGACCCAGCTACAAGCGAATACAAGGACAACGTAAGTGGAAACACTTATGATAGATATGGAACTCTTAAAGGGATGAAATAGGAGGTAATTAACAATGATGAAGAAACTTATCAGACACATCAACTTTATTGGGCACGAAATCAATCAGTCCATAGAGGATGGCTATCCTGAGTCTGACAGAGAGGTTTATTGTAAGAAACTTCATACTATAAAAGAGCCAGATGAAGCAGACTGTATGAACTGCCATTACTTTGGTGGTATGGGTCAAGGAACTGCTCATGAGTGCGTATGGGAAGAACCAGTAGACATCAGCTCAGAACTGGTTATGTACATTGAGCATAAAGACAGACAGAAGGAAATGATGCGAGTATCCGAAATGATTGATGCTGGTGTCATCCAGAAGGGGTAATAGAATATGGCAACAAGACTTACAGCAGCACAGATACGTCAGATAAAAGACATAATCAGCAATCACATGGAAGTCTTGGGGCAGATTATGGTGGGGGAAGGCAAGCCTTCCCCTGCTTTAATTAAAAAGTTAGGACTGCCCAAGGAACTGACGTCTTTAGTGACAACTGCATACAAATACGGAAAATTAAGCATATTACAGGGTAAAGACCTGTCTACTATGAGTGCTTCAGAAGTACAAAATCTCATGAGAAAGATTCAGCTTACACCAGCACAGCAGCAATCTATAGAGCAGATAAAGCTCAAAGCCCAGACTAACATAGACTCAATTGGTCAGCGTATCACCTCTACAGTAATGAATGCTGCCTTACAGTCTGACTTACAAATGTGGCAAGCCATCAAAGAGGTAATACCTGCTGCTATGGAGAATGACACCCCAAGGTATAAGGTCATTCAAATGCTCAGGGAAAAGACTGGTGATATGGCCAGGGATTGGCATAGAGTAGCACAGACGGAACTATGGGATGCCAAATGCCATGGAGAAGTAGAAGCTATCATTAAAAATGAGCACCCAATGTCAACTAAGGGTGCTAGTACTAAAGTATATGTGAAACCAGCCTGGAATGCGTGTAATAAGTGTAAACAGTTATATTTAGAAAAAGATGGGGTAACTCCTAAAGTTTTTGAAATCTCGGAGTTGTTGGCTAATGGTACTAATTATGGTAAAAAGCAAGCTGACTGGTTACCAACAGTACCTACATTGCACCCAAATTGTATGTGTACATTAAATGTAAAACCAGATGATACAGAGTTTGATTCTCAAGGAAATCTAGTATATAAACCATAATGGAGGTATTATGACTAGGAAAAGCATCTTAATTCCAAGGATTCTAAGAACAGAATTATCAGGTTCATATGGGTATATCTATGTGACTACTAATTTAGTAAACAATAAAAAATACTTAGGGCAGCATTTTACTAATTCAGTAAATGCTAATTATTTGGGTTCAGGTAAACTTTTGTTAAAGGCTATTAAAAAGTATGGAAAAGATAACTTTGTTTCTGAACCTATTGATTATGCTCTTAATAAAGAGGAATTAGACCAAAAAGAAATGTGGTGGATAGATTTTTTAGGGTGTACTGACAGTAAAGATTGGTATAATGTTACTGTTGGTGGTGAAGGAGTAGGTGGAGGCAAAAATCATCCTTTGTATGGAAAATGCGGAGAATCTCACCCTAATTTTGGGAGACACTGGACAGATGAAGTAAAACAAAAAATATCTCATACTTTGATTTCTAGTGGAAAAATGTCTGGTAGGAACAATCCTAATTTTGGAGTTCAAATGAGCGAAGAACAAAAAGAAAAAATTAGGAATACTGCTAGGTTGAACCCTAATTTTGGTATGAAAGGCAAAAAACATTCAGAAGCTGCAAAAAAGAAAATGAGTATGAACAATAACATGAAATGGAACACTAAAGCGAGACAAGCAGCAAGAGAAAGATTGCTAAGAAACAATCCAGCTAAGCACGGAAGATACTGTAGCAATGCAAGAAAAGTATATCAATATGAAATTAACACTGGAAATTATGTTGGTATGTTTGAAGCTATTTCTGAGGTAAAAACTAAAGGATACAATGTTATGTGTGTAAGAAATTGTTTAGCAGGAAATCAAAAGCAACATCAAGGGTTTATATGGAGTTATCTCAGTCCTGATAAGTATGTTCACCACTATCCATATGATAAACCACGCAAGTAACAATATTACATATGTAAAGGAAAGGAGGGTGGATAATGGCTGTAAAAGTAAAGTTAGTTGGAGCACCTGTATCTCATTCTGCTTCCAACACTAAGATTATAAAATCTAACAGTTATTCTTCCACTAATACCATAGATTTGGTGAAAGGTATACCAGCTGAAGATTTGAAGGCATATTACGAAAATCCGATAAGAATGGCGTCAGCTATGAATTATAAGGATAAGCCATCAAGTCTTTCTTACAATATATTGTATCAGATGAGCGTAAAGAACAGTGTTATTGCAGCAGTCATTAACACACGTGTTAATCAGGTATCAACTTTCACCAAGCCTAAGAGGTTTTCTACTGATGGAATAGGCTTTGAGGTGCGTCTCAGAGACCCACAGGCAGTACCTACTGAAGAGCAGCAGGAAGTCATTAAGTCATTAGAAATGTTCCTAGAGAACTGCGGCTATAAGAATGATAACGACACTGATGATTTTGATACATTCATACGTAAGATTGTTCGAGACAGCCTTACTTATGACCAGGCATGCTTTGAGGTAGTACCAGATAGGAAGGGTAAGCCAGCTCAAATACTGGCTGTAGATGCCTCTACCATAAGGGCTGCTAGTGAGGATTATCATGATAATACAATATGGTCTAAAAATCCTCCTAAGAAGAATGAGAAGGTGTCTTGGGTACAGGTTATCGATGGTACTGTAGTAAGCTGGTTTACTGCTAATGAAATGGCATTTGGAGTACGTAACCCACGTTCCAATATAAACCTTCAGCCATATGGCTTTAGTGAATTGGAACAGCTTATACAGCAAATTACATCACACCTGTATGCTGAGGAATACAACAGTAAATTCTTCTCTCAGGGTGGTACTACTAAGGGTATTATCAATATAAAGTCTGACCCTAATGGTATAGGAAATAAGGAACAACTTGACTCATTTAAGAGACAGTGGAGAGCACAAGTAAACGGCATGGCTGGTGCTTGGAAAACTCCAGTACTTCAAGTACCACAGGGTATAGAGTACATTAATGTATCCCAGTCTAATAGAGACATGGAATTTAATCAGTGGATGAATTATCTGATTAACATTGTGTGCGCAGTATACGCTATAGACCCAGCTGAGATTAACTTTGCTAATAATGGTGGTGCTGCTGGACAGAGTAGTGTATTTGAATCCTCTCAGGAACAAAAGTTGAAGAATTCTAAGGATAAAGGCTTGAAACCTCTGTTGAGATTTGTAGAAACCATCATCAACAAGTTTGTTATTTCCAGATTTTCTGCTGAATACGTATTCTCCTTTACAGGACTAGATGAGAAGTCTGAAGAGGAAAAAGCTGAGTTAGAGGCAAAGCAGTCTAAGGTTTGGAAAACTGTAAATGAAATCCGTAAGGAACACGGAGAAAAGCCTATAGACGATGGTGATGTAATCTTGGATGCTAGCTGGATTAACTATCATCAGCAGACCCAGATGAACGCTCAGCAGCAGGAAATGATGGCTGGTGAAGGTGATGAGTATTCTGGTGAAGAAGGAACTGAGGAATATTCTGAGCCTGAAGAGTATAGTGAGCAACCATCAGAAGAAGGTTATGAAGAGTACTCTGAGGAAGATACCGAAAAATCAATGTCTAAACTTATAATAACCATAGATGATTAAGATTTGTACAGTCACCTATATTATTCTATTAGTACAAGCAAAAGGGGGTGAAGAAATTGAAAAACTCTGATGTATTTAGTTTTTGCTTGCCCTTTGATGTGCTTAAATCCACCAATGCTGATTCTGATGAGTGGCGTATAGGAGGATATGCTAGTACATCTTCTGAAGACCGTCAAGGTGACGAAATAGTCCAAAAAGGTTTGGATTATGACGATTTTGTTAACTATGGCTGGTTCAATTTTGACCACCACAATGACCAGATTCTTGGTTATCCAGATAAGGATAAGTGTAAGATTGATTCTCATGGATTTTATGTTGAGGGTACACTTCTTAAAGGAGTGGAAACTGCTAAGAATATGTGGGAAACAGCACTTGCACTACGGAAGTCTGGTGCTAATCGGAAACTTGGATTCTCTGTGGAAGGCAAAGTATTACAACGAAATGCCCTTGGTAAGATTGTAAAAGCCAAAATATACAATGTGGCTATAACCCCAAACCCTGTTAATACATCATGTACTTGGGATGCATTAGTTAAGTCATTTACCACCAATAAGGATGACATAGAGAAGGCTTTAGAAGCAGGTCATGGTGATACAAATGGTTCAGTTATTGTACCAGAATCACTGGAATCAGCATTTAAGACTTTGTCATACGCTATTGGTGATGATGAAGAAGCAAAAAACCATATGTCTGAACTTAGGAAAAAACTTCTAAACAAACAGGATATTACA